ATACAAAGCATAGCCACCAACTGCCACATTTAAAGCTCCACCACTTACATTTGATGAATAACCAGCAGCAAAACCAACAAAAGTATTTCTAACGCCAGTGGTATTTGAATAACCAGCTTGATAACCTACTGCTGTGTTGTTAGATGCGGTGGTGTTTGCTTGAAGTGCTTGAAATCCTAATGCAGTATTTAATGCGCCTGTTGTATTGCTTGTTAAAGAACCGCTACCTACTGCAATATTCCAATAGCCTGTTGTATTAGCATACATTGAAGCATTACATACAGCAGGAGTTGCACCACCAATAGCAGTATTGCCATTTCCTGTAGTGTTTGAATAAAGACTTTGATTTCCTAAAACAGTTAAGCCATTGCCAGTAGTATTTGAATAAGCTGCTTGATAACCTACTGCTGTGTTATTAGATGCGGTGGTGCTTAATACTAACGCACCTGTTCCAATAGCGGTGTTATAAGAACCAGTAGTGTTTGTTGCTAAAGCAGCGCCACCAAAAGCAGCGTTTGCTACACCAGTAGTATTTCCAACTCCGCAAGAAGCACCATAAACATTATCTGTGCCACCAACAAAAGTATTATTTGAGCCAGTATTAGCATAACCAGCTTTATAACCAACAAATAAGCAACCAGCACCAGTAGAGTTTGAATACCCAGCTTGATATCCTACTGCTGTGTTATTAGATGCGGTGGTGTTGGAATAAAGAGCAAGACCACCAAAAGCAGTATTATAGTTACCGCTAGTATTGTTACCTAAAGTATAAGTAGCGCCAAAAGCAGAATTTGAACTGCCTGTTGTATTAAAATACATTGCTCCAGTACCAAAAGCACTGTTGTTGCTGCCTGTTGTATTAGCCCCCAATGCTCCATTTCCAACTGCGGAATTGCTAGAACCAGAGGTGTTTCCATTTAGCGCAGACTGACCTATTGCTGTGTTTTGCGTTCCAGTTGTATTTGCGGTAAAAGCATATGTACCAAAAACAGCATTTGTAGATGAAGCTCCTGCACCCTTACCAACAGTAAGACCTGATATAGAAGCATCATTAGCTAAAGTTAATGTAGTGCCGTTAAAGGTCATATTGGCAGAACCAGCCAATGAACCACTAGAGTTATACTGGACTTGGGTGTTAGAGCCACCAGCCACGCCAGCACCGCCTTTACCAGCGATGATCTGCACAACACCGGCGTTGTCTTTATAGTACAACTTGCCGTCGGTGATGTTGATTGCCAACTCACCATTGACGAGGTTAGCGGCCAACGGCGCTGTAGCCGCTGTGGTGCTGTAGTATAACGAAATTGGTGTGTAGCCTGTAGCTGCCATTTTTATTCCTTATTAAGGTATGCTAATACTTCTATTGGTTTTACAAACCGGTCATTTTTGTGTTCGGTGGATTCCCACCATAAAAATTGATTTTCTGTTAAATATGACCGGTCTTTTAACAGATTGATGTTTTCTGGATGTCCAAATATTAGTGGATCAGATGGGCCCCATAACACAATGCCCGAAACACCTTCATCCCATGCAAGATGTTGGAAAAAACTATCTACACCAATCCATGTTTTGCATTGCCATAACAGTTCTCGCAATGCTGCAATTGGCAAGTTGGTTCTAAAATCAGGTACTAATTGCTTTTCACCAGTTATACCAACTTGAATAATTGGCGCATCAATCTGTGCTATGAGCTCTTCCCAATACGGATAGTTTTTTGGGTTTTCTTTATTTGTTCGCAGTTTTTGGGCGTACGGCGCGATGATAATCACAGATACAACTTCCTATATGCGTCTTCTAAACTGCCCTTCCAATTCCACTGCGCCATCTTTTTATAAATGTTCCAACAATCAATATCACCAAACATCTTTTGTGCCATCTCAATTGAATAGCCGGGTACTACTTCAGGATAGCATGTAAAAACAAGGGGATTGCGAACACTAGGCAAAACGTGGCTAAAGACAATATGGTCCCCAAGACCAGAATTAAGCACCACAATAGTGTTGTCTTTGTGCTTGAGGATATTTTTAAATATTTGCTCATCATGCTCAAACATCTCCATTTTAGAACCATCACGAATACCGCCTTGTGGGTTCTTTAAATGCCATGTTACTGCGTTTGGTACTGCTAATAATTTGTAGCCTTTGTGATGCAGACTCCAGCTGAACAGCGTTTCTTCACGATGGGCAACTCGAGAAAGTCCCAAGTTATAATCGCAAACGCCAGCTCTATAAATAAAACTGCAATACAAATGCTCAACTTCTTTAACATCTTTTATTAGCCCCCACTGAATGTTAGGCTCGTTTTCAATGTTGACAATTAGTCCAGTTGCTTTTAAATACTCTGGCATATGGGGTGGGTTTAATACTGAACCGCCAACTGCACCAACATCGTCACTAATATGTTTTGCTAGATTTTCTAATACATTACATTCGGGCACTGCATCATCATCTACACGCCACACCCAATCGTAACCCATCGTGTTAGCTTGCTGGTGGATGTGGTGTTGGCCTTTTTTACCAGCAAACAACCACTCCCACTCAATCTTTTTGGCAGCCAATTGCCAAAATAAGTTTTGGTATAGCGATTCTTCTCGCATGTCTTTTGGTTCATCATTATCATCAAAGATAACCAGTTTGTCGACTTTGCAAGTCTGGTTGATGATTGCCTCTAAGACCATAGGCAATGTGCTAAAATATCTACCGCGCGTGGCAACGCTACATAAAATTTTCATGCAGCTATTATACTATTAAAATGTACCGCCAGTAACCCCGCCAGTGATTGCTCCAGTAATTGCGTCAATCGTCAAACTGGTATTTACATACACTGCTTGGCTGCCCGATGTGCCAGAAGAAAAATGCACATAACCGGGATTGACTGTGGTGTTGGTAGCTACTGTAACATTGGTTGGTGTAATACCACTATAACCTGATATACCGCTATAGCCAGAATAGCCGCTGTAGCCACTATAACCGCTTACGCCGCTGCCACTAAATCCGCTGATACCACTAAATCCGCTGATACCACTAAATCCGCTGATACCAGAATAGCCACTGTAACCAGAATATCCACTTACACCACTACCGCTATATCCGCTGATACCACTAAATCCAGATATGCCGCTGTAGCCAGAAAATCCGCTGATACCACTATAGCCGCTGTAACCAGATACACCACTACCGGAATAACCAGAGAATCCGCTGATACCACTATAGCCAGAGTAGCCACTATAACCGCTTACGCCAGATCCACTAAATCCACTAATTCCGCTATATCCGCTGTATCCGCTAATACCACTATAGCCAGAGTAGCCACTATAACCGCTTACACCAGATCCGCTAAATCCGCTAATACCGCTAAATCCAGATATGCCACTGAAACCGCTATATCCTGATACGCCAGATCCGCTAAATCCACTGATGCCACTGTATCCGCTAAATCCGCTGATACCACTGTAACCACTAAAGCCACTGTAGCCGCTTACGCCAGATCCGCTAAATCCGCTGATACCACTGTAGCCAGAATATCCGCTGTAACCGCTGTAGCCGCTTACTCCACTACCGCTAAATCCACTGATACCAGAATAGCCACTAAAGCCACTGATACCACTAAAACCTGATATACCACTAAATCCGCTGATGCCACTATAGCCACTAAAACCACTGATACCACTATATCCGCTAAAACCGCTATAACCACTGTAGCCAGAAAAACCACTTACGCCATTGGCAATTGCCAAAATGATGGCTTGGTTGTTTGTAAATGCTGATCCAGTGGATAGCACTAACGATACTGGAATTGTAAAATAGTTACCAACTTGAGTTGGTGCTGCGGTAATTTTCCATGTCTGTTGATTAGCGCTACTGCTTTGGTCTTGGATGACAATCTCTTCGGTTGCCATCAACAATTCTAAAAAGACAGTAATGTCTACGCCGTTAGCTGCAATCTTACTGACATTTAATTGTGTTGCGCTTGTCTGTGTGGCATTATTCCACAACAGATAATCAGAACCGGGATCACCGCTGGTTGCACTGGTATTGGCTTTGTAAAAGTAGTAACTACTTGATACGCCACTTGCACCACTAAATCCACTAATACCGCTATAACCGCTAAAACCAGATTGGCCACTAAAACCGCTGTAACCAGATTGGCCACTAAAGCCACTGATGCCAGAAAATCCGCTGATACCACTATAGCCACTAAATCCGCTGATACCGCTGTATCCACTGTAGCCTGATGCGCCAGATCCACTGTATCCACTATAACCACTATAGCCACTGTATCCGCTGTAACCAGACACGCCGCTTGAACCAGAACTTCCAACACCACTATAGCCAGAATAACCGCTATAACCTGATGTGCCTTGCTGACCACTATAGCCAGAATAGCCACTATAACCTGATTGACCTTGTGGACCAATAACAGAACCACAATCAATTGTAGAGCCGTTGGTTTCAGTAAGGATTAAATGGCCAGAGCCATTAATTGTTGCTGAAACAAATCCGGGAATTGGGCCAATCGTAGATGTTGTACCATCGGAATAGTAAAAAATGATGTCATAGTTTGGCAACAACGCCACTGACGTGATTAACTTTCCGGGTACGACAAGATTGGCAATTGCCGAAACAAGTACCTGCTTTGATACGCCTTTTTGTACGACTACCGTTACTTCATTGCCTGTTAGGGTTGTAGCTGTCGGTAGCCCTGTAATCGGTTGATCAGCCATTTTCTCTTATGTATAAGTAAAGCCGCCATGACTTGTGGATGTGCCAAATGGCGATATCACAGTAACGTCAGCAAGACCTGCCATATATGCTGGAGTTACGGCTGAAATTTGTAATGAGCTAATTAATGTAAATGTAGCTTGTTTGCCAGCAATAACCACAGAATAAACATCTGTTAAGTTGTTGCCATTGATTAGTATTGGTGTGCCACCAGCTGCTGGACCTGTATTGGGGTTGATTGCACCAATGACAGGATTCAAACTCATTGTGGAGTATGGTGAATTGTTTGCATAAGACAAATCACCAGATGCACCAGAATCAGGAGGAACACCTTGAATAAAGATTGAGTCTGGGCCTTCTGTAAATCCACCGGGCAACAAAATTTCTTCTGGTGTTAATGCAATAGATACATCTGGGCGCGGAAACCGCAAAGCAATGTTTTCAGTTTGCAGTGCGGGTAAGCGCCATGGGTCAAAATTATCTTTGTCATCTTTGCAGACCCGCATTCCGGGGAAATTGGGATCTGGCATTAACTCGACGTACGGAAACTTCCTGCTGCAGCGATCACAAATCCCTACAGCAAGAAC